TGATTTATTTAAATTAGTATCTGCATCTGCTAATTCTCTCTCCTGATCAGTAGCAGTACCATCTTTTACTTTTTGCTTAGCATTCGCAATTCGGGCTTTTTCGGCTTCCTTCTCTTTATCTACAGGCCCTATAGTTAATTCAGCAATTTTTTTAAGAAACGTACTCATCTTAATTATTTATAGCAACGAAAGCTTATTTCTTATGTCATTGAAGTATGTTTTATCTAAAAATGTAAGTTCGTATTTTTTACAAAAGTATTGTAATTTATTAAAATAAAAAGACTTAGATTGATTCTTTTTAAGCTTTCGCGTTAATACAACACAAAGCTCTTCACGATAACCGTCACATTTAACCCTTTTCTTAAAACTACTGAAAGTACACGCTTCTTGTAAGATGATTACTGGAAATTTTTTACTAAAAACATCTAAAAACGACCTATATGACAAATTTAATTCATTAGTCGTATCAAAAAATATAACCGGTTTATATTTCTTATTATATTTTTTTAATATTTCACACGTATAATATATAAAATAATGAAATACATATTTTTTATGGTGGCTATTATTGATTTTTATCTCAGAATCGAATTCTGATATTTTGGAAATCGATTGATTATGTACAAACTGTAATACAGGTGTAAAGTTTACTGCCTTAAAAAATGAATCAGGTACTCTATAACTTAAGTTTTTGTGCTTCGTTAAGCTTTCTAATTCCATCTGCATTGTTCTTCCAAAAATCTGTGTAACTAGTTATAATATATTTGTCGGTATAACGCAAGAAGTTTTTAAATCGGAAATAATGTGATAAATTTATCGGAAATAAAATATAACTACCTTTACGAGTTACTTTAATAACTAAAAACCAATTGTCTCCACTTTCAGCTTGTTGAATCCATTTGTTTAAAGTTTTATTGTCTGTGAAGCATTTATGATAATCAAATGTTTTGTAACTTTTACACTCAATCTTAAAAGAGGACATGCACGGAGGTACCATAATATCTCCATCCATCATACGCTTTTGATCTTCCGTTAGTCGATCAAGTCGGTGAAAATTAGCGCCTCCAGTATAGGCTCCGGAATTTGGAACTCTAATAAAATTTTCATTAAACGTTTCACTTAAATCTTTAGCAACATCACGCTCCCAACTGTTCCCTTTTTGCTTCGCGGCACTAGGCATTATATAATTATATACTATCTAGCCAGATCTTGCAAGTTAATAAATTTAAGAACTGCATCTTTAGGTATTTTCTCAGTCCAATAATTACCTTCATCTGCAGGATTTAATTCTGGTAACTTATCTCTATCTAATACTAATAAATAACCTCTACCGGTTTTTTTGTATTCATGAAACGCAAACCTACCTGCTAATTGAATATCATTTGAAACGTATGAACCGGTTATACCTTTACGTGTATTACCAACACCTCGAGATACTACAAAACCATTTTTAATTAAATTTTTATATTCTGCAGAAGATATACCCCTATAAGCTTCGTTGGGATTATTTTGTAATTTTGCAATATTAGCAACTATACTTTCTTGATCTTCTCCTTCTGGTGGAAATAAGAGATAATCATATATTGACTTACTTTCGTTTAGTTTTTTTTTACTCTTTTTTTTCTTCTTTTTAACTTTACCTTTGCGTTTTATAGTAACTCCTAATACTTTAGGTAATCTACAATCCTCAGGTGCATATGTATCACCATCTGCGTATTCTCCTCCACCTTGGCCACCACCCATAGCCATACCGACTGAAGCCATTGTATTATCTGCTATATACTGAGCTACTGCTTCATCGAATAATCGCATTTTAATTATTTAGTTGATTTATGCACAAATGTACTATAATAAATAAATGGATGTTGGTGATATTATTAATCAATACCTCGAGGAGGCGAATCTAGATACCGATTTAGATCGGTTAGAGGTTATTAACACTCAAGAAAGACTAGTAAACAATAAGCATAAATGGTCAGCTAGGCTTATTAATCATAAGATAAATTTAAATAATCTTAAATTTAAAAAAGAATCTGCATTAGAAGATAAAGTTACAGAATTTCAAAATACAGAACCCGTTAGAGTTAGTAGATCTATTGCAGAAAGAGCAGTACGCAATAAAAAAGAAATTAGAGCTTTAGACGTAAAAATAAAAAACGAACAACTCATCATTGATTATCTAGAAAATATATATAAAAATATAAGCTTCGCTACTAATGATGTTAAGAACTTAGTAGAACTTATGAAGCTAGAAACTCAATGATTGCTCTTGAATACCACTCAACTTCTCATGTTATAATAGATGGTCCTGAACTCAATATTATAAGAGAACATTTTAGTGTAAAAAATGAAGCTGTTCACTTTCAACGGCGCTTTGGGAGATTTGTACCTCCACGAACATACGTTATAACCAATCAAGGAAAAGTTGAAATTGGTCTACTAGAAGAAATAATTCAATTCTGTGAATCAAAAGATATCCAATTTACAATTGAAGATAAGATTAAAAATATCTTATATCCTTCTTTAACTAAAAATAACGTTACACCATACGATTTAAATTTACAATTAAGAGATTATCAACAAGATATAGTTGACAAATGTATTGGTTATGGGAGAGGTACTGTTATATTAGCTACTGCAGGAGGTAAAACGCTTACAATGGCGAGCTTGTTGGAGTTTTATTATAAAAATTATAGTAAGAACTTCAGATGCTTAGTTATTGTACCAGACTTAGGTCTTGCAAATCAAACAAAAAATGATTTTGAAGAATATAATACATCATTCTCTACATCAAAATGGACAGGTAAAGATAAATTAGATTTATCTACAAATGTTATAGTCGCGAATTTAGGTATACTACAAAGCTCTAAGCAAGACATATCTTGGATCGAGCATATTGATGTGTTAATTGTAGATGAAGTTCATAAAGTAAGGAGAGGTAATAAAGTAAACAAACTCTTCAAAGCAGTTAAGACACATATTCGATTTGGATTCACTGGTACATTACCTCCAGATAATTTAGATAAATGGAATATTTTTGGTAAAATAGGTCCTCAATTATATGAGAAAATGGCTCATGAATTGAGAGTTGACAATCATGTTGCACCAGCTAAAGTTCATGTATTAGAACTAAACTATAATACACCTACAGCAGAAATATATCACGGAACTAATAGTAATGCGTACTATACGCAAGAAAATGAATTTATACGAAACAGCTCTTATAGAAACACATTGATAGCTAAGCTCTGCGGTAAATTAACTAATAATGCATTGATATTGGTGGATTATATAGAACATGGAGAGCGTTTATTAGAAACGCTGCAAACTATATGTGAAGACAAAGATGTATACTTTATACAAGGTAGTGTTGATACAGAACAACGTAAGATTATACAAGACTATATGGAGTCTCAAAAAAACGTAATCGTAATAGCAATTTCAAAAATCTTTTCTACAGGTATTAACATTAAAAACTTACATTATATTATATTTGCTGGAGGTGGAAAAGCTAAGATAAAAATAGTTCAAAGTATAGGTAGAGGACTGCGCTTGCATATTGATAAAGAAGAGCTTATAATCTTCGATATTGCTGATAATTTACGATATGGTCAACGTCATGTCGAGCAACGATTAACTTTATATGATACAGAGCACATAGGTTATACGTTTAAACAATTTTATGAAACCGAGAAGTAAAAAACCAAATAAAAAAACTTACTATGTTAATCCAAAGAGATTTTTACAACTATTAAAAGAGTATTATGAATCAGATAATTTAGTCGAAGAGCTAGCAGAATCTACCAGTAAGATTGCTGTTGGTTTGAGCTATTCTCCGAATTTTATAAACTATAGTTATAAGGATGAGATGATTGGTGACGCAATAGTTAAAATGATTGCTGCTGTTAAAAATAAAAAGTTTAATCTTGAGTCTACCTCTAATCCTTTCTCGTACTTTACTACGATTGCTTATCATGCATTTATCAATAGAATTAAAAAAGAAAAAAAGTACAGAGAAACTATTACAGCATATCAAGAGCAATTATATAGTGACTTGGATATAAACGAACCAACATCAAGGAATGCTCCACAAAAAGATTACGATAAAGAGTTGTACACGTAAATGCCTTTAGACTCAACAGATAAAGTTAGTTTCTTCACTGACTTACACTTAGGCTTACATCAAAACAGCGAAAAATGGCATGATGTAACTTATAAGTGGGCAAAGTGGTATACAAAAGAACTTAAACGTAAAAAAATCAAAAATTTAATTTTTGGCGGTGATTTATTTCACTACAGAGACGAAATAAATGTTAAAACATTATTTTTTGCAAATACACTACTAGATCTGTTTAATGATTTTGAAATATTAATGATCCCAGGAAATCATGATGCATATTACAAAGATAACTCTAGTGTTCATTCTTTATCAATATTAAACAATAGATCTAATATAACAGTCTTCGATAAACCTTGTGTTGAGGTAATATCAAATAAGCGCATCGGTTTCTGTCCGTGGGGTACGGAAACAAAAGATATTCCAGATGACTGTGATTTAATAGTCGGTCACTTCGAATTACAAAACTTTAGCTTTAATTCTTTTAAGATTTGTGAGAATGGTATGGAGTCTGCCGATGTATTAAACAAATCTAAGCTAATTTTTTCAGGACATTTTCATAAAAGACAACATCGCAAGTATGATAACGGTGAAATTGTATATACAGGTAATCCATTTGAAATGGACTTTAATGATATTGGAGATTCAAAAGGATATTATATAATAGATTTAGCTCCCGAAGAAATAGAATATAAATTTTATAAAAACACTATTTCTCCAACTCATGTAAAGGTAAACCTATCCAATCTAGATACACTTAAAAGTATTGCAAAGAAAAAGGGTTGGTCTAATCTCGCAATAAAAGTTGTAATAGATAAAGATGTAAAATCTAATTTATTAGATAAGATTATCGCATCGATAAATTTTGAAGCACCTTTTTCGTTTACTACAGATTATTTACATAAATTTAGCATAGGAGACAACGTCAACCTAACTAATGAATTTGGAGACTTGAATATTAAACAATGCATCATAGAATATATTGAATCTCTTGATGTAGAAGATAAAGTTGAAGTAATTACCAAAACAGTACACTTGTATAATAAGTTTTCATGAAGTACGTAGATTTTAGTTCAGTGAAGATTCGGAACTTTCTGTCCATCGGACAGGATCCAGTTGAAATATCTTTTAAACAAGGTCTTAACGTAATTACTGGTGTTAATAAAGATAAAGAAGACAGAAGAAACGGAGTTGGAAAATCTACAATCGCAGATGCGATACACTTTGCGATTTTCGGTGAAACTATTCGCGAATTGTCAAAGGAATTTATAGTTAATTCTATTAATAAAAAGAATACATATGTAGAATTAAAATTCTGTATTAACGAAAATAATAAGACTAAAAATTATAGAATTGTTCGTAAGTTAAAGCCAACAAAATGTTATCTATATGTTGATGATGTTGATCTCACAGAGAGTACTATTCCAAACACAAATAAAAGAATAAAAAACGTTCTTAACAGCTCTCCTGAGGTTTTTCAGAATTGTGTTATAATGTCTCTCAATACTACTCTACCTTTTATGGCTCAACGTAAAGTAGAAAAGAGAAAGTTCATAGAGGGAATACTTAACTTAGAGATATTTTCTGAAATGTTACTTGCCGCACGATCGGAGTATAACGAGGTACAAAAAAAATACGAACACATTACTAAAGATTTTGATCATGCAAATAATATCTGTAAACTATTAACTGATCAAAAAGAAAACATAATTAGTAGCGTCAATGAACAAAAAAAGAAAATATTAGAGAGAGTTGAAACAATTCAATCTGAAATAGAAGAAAATAAATCTAAAATTAAAAGCATTAATAAAGAGTTGTTTGAAAAGAGTAAAGATAAACTCAAACGTATTAATGAAAAAATTTCCGATATATCTACACAACTATCTAATGTAAAAACAAAAATTACGAGACATGAAACTGAAATAGATTTTCATAATAAAAAACTTAATAATATTGGTACGGCAGATGACGTTTGTCCTACGTGTTTACATCAAATTAGAAATAATATATATCATAGGACCTTAGACGAGCTGGATAGTACAAAGAGAGTACTTTTAAATGCCTTTAGGACATCACAAATTATCTTAACGAATGTCATCCTTAACTACTGAATACCGAAGTCAAATATAAAAGAATGACATCAGAAGAAAGAATAAAACAATACGAGATAGTAAAGATGTTAGGTAAAGGCGCCTATGGAATGGTTTTCTCTGTCAAAGACTAACAAGGCAAAACGTGGGCTTTGAAAACTCTTACGTAGCCTTACTTCGATCTGGTTTCAAATTGGTTCAAAGAATGCTCGTTCAATCTTTTATTTGACACCAAATGCCCCTTAATGAATATGTAGGATGTATTCTTGGAATTCAAAAAAGGTGAGTACAGCGATAACTTCTTCATGCATATTCTGATGGAATAAGCGGAAAGTGATTTAGATGCCATCATCAAAGCAAATAATGGCCCCATGCTACTTGTGAAGTTTTTACCCTTACTCATAGATTCTCTGCTCGGACTTTCATTCATGCATAAGAATAACATCGTGCATCGCGATATTAAGCCTCAAAATATACTGAAGCTTACAAATTAGTTTGCGATCTCCGACTATGGAGAAGGGATTAATCTCAATGACAGAGAAAAGACTGAGGAAGTGATGTATAGTTATGGTGAGTATGACCTAGCAGGGACTCCAAATTTTATGGATCCAATTTTGTATTAGTCATACCACAAATACTCTAATCGAAGAAATAGAAGAAATAACGCTAGACCAAAAGCTGTAGTTGATCTCTTCAAAACAGATATATACTCTATGGGGATCACACTTCTAAATGCAGCTACCGGGGTATCTATCAAATCAATCAATTCCAGGAAGGACAACTTTGCATATTGCTATAGAATAGTCCATGAATTGGCATTGCCCATTTAGATCAAATAGCTAATCCTGCACATGATCTAATATGATCAAAAGGATAGAATTCCCACTGTATCATTATTCAATGCTCTGCAAGATATGATCTCTTTATTTAAAAAACCGTAATTTTTGTTACTTTTCCGATTTCGAGATACAGCCAAAACAAGAAATGTATTTTTTTTTTGACAAAAATGCAACTTTGCTTTAAATCAGTGTACTAGAT